AAAAACCTTGATTACCAAAACGAGACATCTTTTTTTCGTATATCATAGAGTCTACAGACATAAACTCAAAGTCTAATACCTGAACACTATACTCATCATACGGCATATCCTGTATATTCACAGTATCTCCCAGCTGTCTACGTGTGAAATTGCTAGGGTCGTTTCCGTATTTATTCATTACACCCTGTGCAATGTTTTGATATTCTTTTTCTGTAAATCTAGAGCCTGCAATTCTTTTTAGCTCAGCAATAGACATAGTCTTAATATGACCTGCGTATACTAGATCTGAAAGTGTTGGGTCTTCTGTAACGCTATGAATAAACAGCTTAGGATCCACATACTCTTGACTGATTCCGTAGTTAGGGTCGTTAGTTCTTTTAGAAACACCTATACCACAGGTAACTAGATCTTCAACTACACGTCTATATACACGCTCATCAAAGTTATTCCAGCTAAGCGTCATTTGCGTCCCCAGCTGTGCTGCTATCTCTGCGTCTGTTTTAACATTTGTCTCTAGAAAGATCTCAGCCTCCTCAGGAGTCTCAGGTAAACGGTCTGGATCAATATCTACTTCTAGACCTGCAGCTTTAGCTTCTTGAAACTTTTCTTTGTTCTCAATGCGAGCTGCTATCTTTCTTTTCTTGATGTCTTTCTCACTCTGTGATAACGGGTCAACAGCTTCTACTTGAGGATAACGATAAGAAGAGATGATTTTGTTTACTACAATCTTAGCAAACTTAGGCACAATAGGAACAGGTGTCCAATCTAAGGACATTAGAGTCCCATCACCATTATCAGGGTCAAGGCTATTTAGAATCTGTTTATAGATAGATGTGTCTTGAGTACCAGCGGCATATGCACGAGCCCTTTCAAACTCCTTAAATCTTTTACCGTAAATACTATTTTGATTATCTAGACCGCCCCACTGAGCGAGCATAGCCTTTGCATATTGCAATCCGTACTGCTCGTTCAACTTTTCTTCTACGTTGGCTAACGGGTTAGGAAAGCCTCCTTTCATACTTTTATTCATCTTTTCGCTGAATCGTTATCAACTGCAAATATAACGAATATTAACGTATGATTGGTTTCAACTTCCTGAAGAACTGTTTATTAGAGAAATCCGACTTTTTCTTTTCCTTTATAACACGTTGAGCCGCAAGCAAAGCTAAGCCTGAAGATATCGTAAGGTCATAAGATGTACGGTTGTCTATCTTAAAGTTTATCCAGTCCTCTAAGGTACGCTCAAAATACATACGACCATACTCACCGTTTTCATTAAGACCTATATGTTCGTGGATATACGCCTCAATAGATTGTGCGTGCGCCTGTATAACATCCTGAGAGTTAGAGGGAATACCTTTTGTTTTTACAGCTACCCTAGCTGTAGACTTTAAGTGCTCAGGTCTATCCATTAGATAACCATCGTAGCCTCTATTCTCAAAGTATCTAGCAATACCGTACTTGTTATTTTCTATAAGAATCTCATACCCGTAATACACTGCCGCCATAAGCACATCCTCATAGAATATCCTAGCTAGTGGAGGACGTGAGGCATACTCTAATACAAACATATTAGAGGGGTGCTCCATATTAAACTTGTTATATAAATGGTACGCACCCTTGGAACCTCTACCATCAACTGTAGCGTCTAGATCATAGCTATCCACCCCACCACAACCTAAGTGTTTATTACCAGGAATCTTCTTTCCGTTTTCGGACAATACTTTGTTTCTAAGCTCTACAGGTGGTAACCAAGCTACTCTAAACCTACCGTCTGGATCAGGTCTAAAGAGTACCTCTGTGTCTTGAGCGCCATTGTTCCAAACAAAGTTTCCTCTAACCACAGGATGGGGGTACAGCTCTTGATTGTGCTCTATCTGTTCGTAGATCTTACCAATATTAAATAAGCTAGCTTTTGTAGAATCCCTAAACGCTTCTTCAGCTGTAAATGGGAACTGACGTATAACCTCATTAAGCTCATTGCTATTGTTAGATAATGCCCTGCGTTCGTTTTTTAAATATGTTCTAGCACCAATTTCAATAACCTCATCATCTATTCCGTCTACGGGTTCCTCAGGGTTTTCAATAACAGGATTTCCATATCGGTCAAAAAATCCTTCTAGTGCTTCATATGCAGGTACAAATATCCTGTATAGCATACTCTTTGTACGCCCATTTTCATTACGTTCAGTAGGGTCGGACATATCCCATAGGTCACGGTAGTTCCTACCTCCTTTATCTAATGGGTTTACCGTAGATCCAACAATAGCCTTACCCACAAACTTGCGACCCACCATCAAACAGGTACGCTGTATACGCCAGACCTCTAAAATATCTTCAGGGCGCTCAAACTTACCAGCCTCATCAATAAATATTACTTTTAGCTTTTCACCGTCATATGCATTGGATGTAGTGTTGCGCCAGTTAATGATTGTATTAAGAGCTTCACCACCACCGGCAGTTTTATTCTTTTTAGTAATACGCTTTGACGGCTCCCGAAATGCTAGCTCTGTACGTGGGTTGGTAGTACCATCCTGTATAGGCTTAAAGAAAAACGGGTAGTGTCTATACATACCCACTACCTTCTTCATAAAAATATTTTCTTGAGCATCCTTACCTGTCTTGGACATAATACCCACAGTAACATCATAGGTTGAAGTACCTACATCGTCTAGTACTGAAGAGGCTACGTTGGTATATCCTGAACGGCGACATTTAGTGTACATCTGACCAGCACATCTAGGGTCAACAAAGCAAGCCTCGAGATGGATCATAATATCTCTTTGAAACTTTAAGTAGTAACCATAAAAGCTAGCATCAATCTTACTCCACTGTAGCAGCATATAGTGCTTACCAGTAATGTAGGTAGGTACACCATTGTTATAGAACCAGAGACCATTGTTGCGGCGGTCAAATTCCCTACGTATATATGGCTCGTACTTCTTTTTAAACTCTTTAGGCATATCATACCACTCATCCATAGACTTTATGCGTGCAAGTTCTACAGGCATATCCTGTCGCTTCCAACGTTGTTCCTCTATAGGTAAGTCGTGATACAGTATTTGGTTATGGTCCGGTTGCTTAGGTAGCTGTATAGCTAGATTAGCAATCTCTATAATTTCACCCTCACTATCGTTAGGGCATATATTAATAACCTTTTCTTCGTATCCTTTTATGTCTTTAAGTACACCCATTAGCGTTTAGCAAACTGCTCACTGAATCCACCACCAAAGTCTTGATCACCTTCAATGCCTCCAGTATCCTTAAGTTCTTTAATCATTGTCTCAAGTTTTTGATACTCAGTGATTAACTCCTTTGCATCTAAAGCAGATTCTTTAATACTCTTTAGCTCAGCGCGTCTACCAGATCCACTCTGCTCAGTATCAATAGGACGCTTGATTTCCTCGGTGATATTACGTATAGCCTCAGCCATAGCTTCCAACAGCTCTTCACCGGCTCTAACACTGCTGAATATTTTCTTGCGACCCATTAAAATCCGGTTGCGTAGATATGATCAATATGCGTACGATAAACTTCTTTACCGTCAACCTTCATTCGGTAGTCAGCGTTTTTCATAATCATCACCTTGTCTCCAGCGTTGAGACCTAATTCCTTAACCGCAGGTGAGTCATATATTACATATCCAAACTGATTAAAATCTGGTTTTTTTAACTCAGTAATGATTCCGCTCTCTGTAACCGCTTCATCAGGCTGGTCCTCTGGATCGAGGAATATCCACTCTGACAACAGCTGTACATCGCCATCTTTGTTCTTGTAGGCGTAGGCTTGTGTAGACTGGCTATTGTTGGGATTGTACTTGACATAGTATATATCGTCTTGAACACGCTGTCTTGTTCCGTTTCCAGCAATAAGCACGTGATGATGAAAGTAGAGTGTGTCACCAACCTCGGCTCCTGTATCGTACTTTAAAGGTACAGCTACAATCTCAGCTTCCATCTTTCGGTTCTCAAACTCGTTCCACTTTGGATCGATGTAAATAGTTGTGTCGCCTACTTCAACTTCATCGTTAAAGGCTTTAGGTAGACGCACAAAGAAGTCATAAATTGCTTTCATATTAAATTGAATTGTGCTTAGTTAAGAAAAGTCGCAGTCGTACTCTAGGAGCACTGGCATACCCTCAACGGATTTCCAGAGCATTACCCCGTCTTCAGGGTGCTTTATATATATCAGATATCTCTGATTCCCGTATTTATGTAGGTGTTTGTCGTCTAATATGATAGTATCAACGATGCTTTCGCCAGCTCTCTGACCTATATAATAAGCCATAGCCTTAAGAGGGTTTACCCCGATAATAATTTTACGTATCATTTTAATTTAAGTATAAAGAAAAAACAGGTTTAGTTTACATCTCCGTCTCTTCGTGATAAGTTAATCCAGTAATCTATACTTGAAGGATCTTTTTTAGAATCCTCCTCTTCTATTCTGTATGCCTCCAAACAATAGGAAAGCAAATCATCTAGTTCGTCTTCGTCTGCCACAGAGAATGAAGACAGCAGACTCATATCTGCACGCTCGTTTCCTTCTTCATCTTCGTAGACTGTGTCCATATTTAAAAATCCTATGGCTATACACGCTAAAAATTCGTCTGTTAAATCGTATTTCTTTACAACAGCGTTAATAGCTACTACAAGCTCTTGAATTTCTACTATGCAATCCTTTTGCTTTTCAGTCATTAGTCAAGCTTGGTTAAAATAAATGTAGATGTGGTTAACAATCCCGCACCACCACCAGCGTTTCTAATAGTGTAGTAAAGGTCTGTGTTTGCCGCAACGTGTCTAACGAGTGAAAACCCAATAGCTGTATTTCCTGAGGAAGCGTGAGATCTTGTTATAGACTGGATGGTAGCCGCTGAACCACCGCTAGGCTTTTCTGTAACATCTACTATAATATCAGTATTACCTGATGTAATCTCTAGCATAAAGTTAACATCTATTTTTACTAGCCCTTCTTGCTGAACGGTAACAGCTCCTGTAGTAGTAGAGCTGGTTTGAAAATGGTTAGCGCTATCATTTACCTCGTGAGATGAACTATTGCTTCCGTTACTAACGCCTGCTTGTGTTGGTGTAGCTGCCGAAGCTGTTAGAGCATAAGACGCACTAGGTCTAAGCACCCACATAGGGTTTGCAAAAACAACAGTAGCTGGAGTAAACGCACTAGCGTCTAACTCACGTTGTACAACATTATTACTGCCGTCTACAAGCAATACCGTAAGTTCTGATCCGGATTCTGATGGCGCTGATGCAAAGCTTAAGGCATCTACTTCTACAGCTGTGGTAGAAACTTTTAGTGCGGTTGCGTTTCCACTTCCATCCTCAACATCTTTCAATGTAGCTGTAACACCACCCTCTACGTGTAGAATGTTTCCGTACTTATCTTTGATCTTCTGACCTGCTAATGTAGCCATACCATTTTAATTAGTTAACTTTGCACAAAGATACTAATTTAATTTTACAGCTATGCCAAAGGGACGGGTAGCGAAGTCTAAGATGTTCAGAGACTTCTCATACATCAATGACAAATTCATCAAAGACAATTATCTAAAGCTGTGGCACCCTGTGATGAGGGATATGTCCACGAACTATGATGTCAATGAATCTCAGGTAAGATTTATGCTGTTTGTTTACGATCTAGAGTTCTGGACCAGGGACTGGATTGCTGAGCAATACGGTAATAAGAAGTGGGGTACGAGTAAGACAATAATATATCCACTGCTAAAGAAAGGATATCTGTACAAGCATTTCAACAGATACGCACCTAACAGTGAAAAGAATGACCACCTGTTTCGTGAGGAGCTAGGTGAGAACTACCGTATACGCTACGCCCTATCTCAAAAGGGTAGAATCTTTGTAGCTAGGTTTTACAATAAGATGCAGGGAGAGGTTAAGATCAATGCGCCTTCTTCACGCGAAATTTAGCCTCTAAGCTAGCTCCCTTGTGTGCTACAAAATCCCCATCGTGCTGCATAAGATAATGACGACCCTTCTCAGTCATCCAATGATAACCGGAAGGAGCCTTCACCATCTCGTGTGTTTTAGATTTTTTAACTTTCACGTTTAATCTTTTTTTCAGCCTCTAGCATCGCCTTGGTAGGCTTCTTACGTGACCCTCTATTAGCGCGTATGTTGTCCCATAACCCACGAGGTGAGTATGATCCGTCTTTACGCTTGATCATTTTCTT